AATACATAGACACGGACCCTAAAAACGAAGTTACGATGAATAATATATTCAATTGTAAAGAGACATCTGGATTACAAAAAAAGGACATTTATACGGATTATCTTGTCAATGTTGAAAAAAAAAATATAGATCGACCAATAGAACGTGTAAGAACTGACTATTGTCCATCATGTCCGAATAGTAACGTGTTCCATTTTCATGATACAAGTGAATTAGTGTGTGACTCATGTGGTTGTATATTGGAAGTGTTGATAAGCGAAGAACTAACTTATAAAGAAGAACAGGAAACCTCTGAAAAGGTTATAAATTACTCTTACAAACGAGATAATCATTTTAATGAATGGCTATCTCAATTTCAGGCTCAGGAAATCACAACTATACCGAAAGATGTTATCGAAGAATTACGTAATGAGTTTAAAAAAATGAAAATTAGATCACTTAGCGAAATAACACACGCAAAAGTCCGATTATTATTAAAAAAACTTAAATTGAATAAATATTATGAACATGTTCCATATATCACGAATATATTGAGTGGTATTAAACCACCTAAAATGCCAACTGAACTCGAGGAACAATTACGTATGATGTTCAAGGATATACAAAAACCTTTCGACAATAATTGCCCAAGTGACCGGAAAAATTTTCTGAGTTATTCTTACGTACTTTATAAATTTTGTGAATTGTTATCGGAAGACTCATACTTACAATATTTCCCATTGTTAAAATCAAAAGAAAAGTTACATTCACAAGATGTTATCTGGAAATCGATATGCAGTGATCTTAAATGGGAGTTTATCCCTACAATATGATCTCGACGACTTCAGCTTTACAACCTTCACTAACTGGAAAATTGATTAGATATCCTGTATTAAGTTTCAATTGATGAAGATATTTTCGAGCCTGTGATATCATGTTTTCGGTTAATGTTTTTACCGATTTAAGTTCCAGTACCACGTCATGTCTTAATATTATATCAGCGCGAGCCATTCCTATTACATGATTTTTATAATATATAGGGACGTGACGTTCTGACTCATAAGGTATATTTAACTCCCTGAGACTAACTTCCATGGCATTATGATATATACGTTCACTATGGCCAGATCCAAGGGCTTCGTAAACTTCGTCTACAATTTGACGAATTTCCAAGTTTAATTCAGAATGTTTAACAACTGGATCACAATCGTAATCATCTGTACACTCCATTTATCATAATTAGTGTATAATCTTTATACACTTAAAGATTCAACGCATGTAATAATAGGGAACCCCCCGTGCAGATCTTCCATATGCGGAATGATCCACGTTCCCATAGCTCAGTTGGTTAGAGCGTGGTGCTTATACTATGTATACATGGTGGATTTAATTTCACACGAGGCACGCCAAGGTCGAGGGTTCGAGCCCCTCTGGGAACATTCTTTTAGATACATCTTCATGTATCTAAAAGAATGCGATATTCGAATGTCTAAAAAAAATAGGTTAATGTAAATGTCAGATTCGGTTGTAACTATGAATTTATCAGAAGATAATGATAGTATGGTTCCCTTGGATAAGTTTTCAAAATCAACTACATTTGTGCCAGAATTGCCTGAAAAAAATGTAAATGAATATAAAGACGCAATGGATTCGACTCCGATATCTGATGTAATGAGTTACCCACAGGAACATACATTTGAAGCACCTATGACGGGAGTAGACCCTCGCGCAGTTCAAATGGCTCAACAGCAAGTTATGTTACCGACCCCCCAGAACATGGTTTCTAAAGAAACTACTAAAAAGAAACTCCCGTTCGACTTAACAGTCGAACAATTCGATGCACTCGTCGTTTTAGTCGCCGCTGGTATCTCCGTGAGCAAACCTATTCAGGAAAAACTGGCTAGTAGTGTACCCAAGTTCTTAAACGCTCAGGGGAATCGTAGTCTCGTAGGTTTAGCGTCGACTGGTACTGTCGCAGCTATTATTTTTTACGTCGCACGTAAATATTTTTAATAGAGGTCAAGGATACTACCTCCGAGTATTACATAACTACAAACTACCCCCAAAAGTAAAGCTATCATCGTCATAAGTAAGGGTAACCATGCTGTTTTTACATCTTTACCATAATTTCTATAACTATCTCTTAACTGTTTGGAAAATACCTTTATAGCAGGTACCTTAGACATCCCTTCAGTTAATAGAATCAAGAATAACATCGAAAACAATAATGCGACTGTTACAGCTGTTGGCTGCATACTGATTATCAGGCTTGTATTACCGAGATACCATATAATAAATGGGAATATCAATGTCATTGTAGTCATATTAATCCAGTATGGTGACGGTAAACGTGTGAGAAACGCACCTACCATCAATAAAAACCACATCAGTAGTGAAAGAAGAACTCTGTCAACAGTAGGTTGCCTGATATTGAACTCCATATATTTAGCTAACATTATTAATCTGAGATCGTTTTCCCACAAAACGGCGTTTCATCGTTTATACTTTCATATATACCAATTTGCACAGCTATATCCTGCAACTTGTTGTAATTTCGCCAATATTCTATACTATGTGAGAATTCATCCACTGTACAGTGAGCTAATTCATGGAGAAGAACATGAAAAACCTGGTTAGGTGTACCATCTATACATATACCTATTTCTTCACCTTTATTAGTGTTGTAACCTATACCAGATAGAAACGACCCCCTATACGCGACTATTGGGATCTCCCTGTGAATCATTCTGAACATGGGATCATCCACTGATATAAGATATTCCCTGAGTATTCTATAATTCTCTTTTACAATCACGAGAACACTATCTTCACGGAACTTTAATAGTAAAATCGCAGTGATTATTAATACTGTCACTAATGCGATCATTTCTATATACAAATATAAATTTACTGTATAATTCGGAAATGTGATTTCCTTTCAATGATTCCCATTTCACCAACCCAAATCCCATAGTTTCTAAATGTGTTATAAGTAGGTCTTTATGGGCGATGGGTTCGGATTTAGGACCATCTGCATAATAAGGTGTGTCAATCAAGTGAACAAATAACTTTTCTCCGAAATCACCGTAACTTGTACCTTTTAATTTAAAAAAATTACCCAATGAGTCTTTTAATGGTGTATTAAAAATTATTTTTTCAGAATCGGGGATGATACCCATGACAATACCACCAGGCTTGATTCGTTTTCTTATTTCGTGTAATGTACTGAAAAATAGTTCACGTGTTTGAAAAATATAATGCAGTGAGAAATTATAACAAATAACATCATATTTTTCACGCGGACATTTAAAAATGTCACCATGATAAAAATTCACCGACATTCTCATATTTAATGCACGTCTCTTAGCTTCTTGTAAAGCATGAACTGAAGGTTCACACATATTTATCTTTGCATTCATTTTCCCCCATTTCTGAAGGTCACCACCAAACCCACAACCAACATCTAATATATTCGCACCTTTTGTTACTACGCTCTCGATAAGCGACCGCTTCTCTTCATTGTGTAACCGACGTAGTTTTTCCATATATATTGTACATGTAAATTCTTTAATTAATGTCAAACTTAAGTTATATAGCTTAAAGTTTAATGACATTAGAAACATACATGTCGTTAGAACAGGATTATACAGTTGTACCAGGGCAGTTGTATGCATGTTTGTCTATTGTAGGACCCGAAGCACCACAAAAGAATGATAAATTTGGGATAAAAATAAGAGGTGCATTCTCTACACGCGACGAAGCAGCCAATCACGCTAAAAGACTCCAAAAGGAAGATGCGACATTTGATATATATGTCGTCGATTTGTATAAATGGTTACTGATTCCACCAGATCTAAGTAAGATTGAAGATTCTCATTATAACAATGACAAGTTAGAAGAACTTATGAAAGGTTACAAAGAAAATCAAGCTATGGCTTCTAAGATGTTCAATGATCGTAAAAATGATATGCAAGTACATAAGGACGGAGATGGGAAACCGAACTTTTATAAAGCCGGTGATGAAAATTCAAAATATTATAATAAACCTGATGAAGCACCAATTAGTCACCCAGCTGAAATAATTGAACGTCTTCAAAGGGAAAAGCCTAATACCCCAATGGAAGAACTGGTAAAGGAAGCCGACGCGATCGTGCTCAATGAAATTGAAGAGCGTCGTAAACAACGTGAAAGCGAATTGGCAGCTATAGAAGAGAATGACAAGACTTCTGATGATATTGACACAACAGAGAAAAATTCGAACTGAATACACCTTAATACTTAAACATCATATTATTAAAATACCCTCTTAATAATATGACAGAGATTGATTATATGCAAATATCAAATTATCATAAAAAAATTACCATTACTGATATAGAAATACTAGATAATGACAATGTAAAGGCTTCAAAAATAATTACTGAAGGGGTTGTCCGTCCAGTAATTACCAGTAGAAAAATCGAATATACGGATAAACCCGTTAAAAATTTTGAAGCGATATCAACCGGGTCTAAGAATAACTGGTTGCATAGTCTTACCCATGAAAAAACCTAATATAAACGCCACAAATGTCATTACGTATGTAACCTTATCTAGTGATGTAAATATATCAGAGGATTTGGGTTGATATTGCTCAGGAGTCACCATATAAGGTTGTGGTTGAGGAGGATGATAGTAATATTGGTCATTCTGATTTTCTGGAATATGTTGTTGTATCGCTTCGCTACCATCCATCTCATCCTTATCTATGACCCGAGGGTTGTATTCAATCGGATTGCCTATTTCAGTTTCCATGTAATTATAATAGAAAGTTTATTTTTAAGCTTCGTATTCATCATCTGAATTTTCTTTATCACTTACAACGAAACCTATCAAGTTTCCATTTTCATCTTCGTCACTATCGACACAATCATCTTCACTATCATCTTCACTGATATCAGCATCATCATCACCGGCCTCGTAATCTGTGTCATGTTCGTCATCGTCGTAATCGTCGTCAACTACATCTTCTGTAGGTTTCATACGTTCTGGTACTTTTGATAGCCGACCTGAACGAGTACGTCTAGTTCTGGGAGCTGGAATCATGTCTATAATAAGGACGTTATTTCTTTTTAAATATATTTAGTTTTATATTTCTCACCTTTATTCATACTTTTTTTCATCAATATACGTTCAAATGTAATTCCGAGGCGATCACTTATCTCGGCGACTTCATTTATTAAATCCCCATCAGTTAAAATCATATATCCCACAATGTCATTTAAATTGTTGACCGCGTTAACTAACGCTGTTTGAGAATTCTTGAATTTATCATTATTCATGTAATCTGTAGCTAAACTCATATTAGCTAAAAAGGTTTTATACAACACTGGATGTATACCAGAATATTTTTGGGTTTCCTTTATAATTTTATCGATTTCAGTGTATTCCCTGATATTCATTAATTTCGAAAATATGAATATAACCATTGCAATTAATAACACTTGTAACATCTTTACAGTAAACGTATTATTTTATCTGATAAATTATGTTCTCTGGAATTACACGAACATGCCATGATTATACGATTCTTAGTAATTTTAAATCTAACTTTATTTTTTTTACAAACTGAACAGGTATAATCAGTATCAATCATTCTCACATTTTTTGATTTTTTTGTCATGCTTTCTACCCTGATACAACATGCTTCTATCATATTCCTGTTAATAAACTTCTGTACTTCTTCACATATTACGACCGAATCACAAACATTTTCTTTTGTACACGGCATACATGTATTTTGTGGTGTAGATACGGTCGGCGGATGATAGCCATCTGGATATAATTCCTTAAAAATATGTTCAGGTATCATATGCTTCCGACCGTAAAAATCTTTACAGTACCCATAGCGTCGACCTTTCATTGTTTCGCAAGTACAGAAACAACGCTGTTGGATAGTTTTACCATTTATAAGAAACCATACATGGTTTGATGAATGTGTCTGTTCGCGATTTTCACAATACCTAGAATTGGATGATACGAGAAATGTATGTTTATTACCAAAAATTTTTCGTATTTGAGTGCGTGATTGACCCTCCATCTCATTCTGAATAAACATCGCGAGTTCGTGTGATGTTGTTTCATTCCGAAATTCATTTTTCATTTCATTTGCAGAAAAAGAACCTTCGTCCCGAACCGATCCTTCTATAATATTTATAGATGTAGATTGGGTTCTAACTGTTGCCATATACATAATCTCGATTGTAGGATCTTCATCAAATATACGAGTCAATTTTCCATCTTCATGTGTATACATAATCACCGGTTTATATTCACCATGAATTTCACCTTTTACATATTTATGAGACCATGGCATTCGAAAACCACTACCCTTCACATTCTTTCGACCATTACCATATACCGATGCATCTACGATATTGTCCCATGGTTTACCTGGGAACATAAGATTCATTGTAGACACTATATGTGAATACAGGGCCATAGCTGATGCATGGTCTACAACAAAACCAGGCCAATTCATATGAATCCCATATTTTTTTAGATTGTTTCCATCATATTTTGGGGACGCTGCAGATATAAGCACATCTTTGCCACCATACAATGTCACGCGGTCACATACAATGCGGACATATTCTTCTAATCTTTCAAATGGGATATCTTCCTCGTCTTTATAATCCAAGTCGACGAAGAAATTAAATGGTGTGGTTTTTTGTTCGACTACAAAAATCTTTTCACCTAAATTTACAGCTTTTAAATATATGTCGTAAAATTCATTCAATCTTTCAAATGGAACAGATAGGATGCCACCATCCATGAGCACATGTGAAATATTGGATTTATTATAAAATCCGTGGTCACGACACCACTTCTTAAACATACTTATCTTATATCTTATTACAATTATCTTTTTAATCCTCTTCTTCATGCCAAATTGAAGCTCTACACGATACATCAATATACTCCTCTTCCTGTTTAGATAAATCCCGTTTTAGAACCAAAAGTTCATATACCGTTTGATTCTTTATATCTTCTATATAACAGTCTGCCTTTTCCTCTCTATAAGATTTCCTATCCATAAGAATTTCTTTTATTTGTTTAAGAATGTAATTCTTGGACTTCATTATCTTATAGAAAATGTTTTTCTATTTGCAGAAGTCACGCAGGAATAAAAATCAGGATTTTCCAATACATTATGTACTATTCTATCCCATCGACGTCTTGAATTAAATTCTGCCAATGTATCAAAACTCATTAAATCATTTTCATCGTAAGTTCTTTTCATGTGGATTTTTTTAGTCTGCATTTTATACTTTTCTTCATTAAACCGATTAATCATTTCATTTTGTTCGGCTTTTGAAAACTCTACAAAAAATATAAATACGTTATATTCGAGATCTACATTAGAGCTTTCCCTAACATTGAATGTATATGTGGTATATTCACCCCTTTTCAATGATATTACCCCTCTAGTTTCCTCTTCAAGCTCACGTAAAGCCGTGCGTATAGGGTTATCTATTTCACGCCTTCTACACCCCCCTGTGACGAATATCCATTCCTTAAATCTTTTATCTCTAACTGTCAGAAAACGAGGTACATTTCCACCAAATGTAACTGGTATAGCAATCGCTTTGTGTTTTTTCATCGCTCATTAGCTTCTGTAATCCCCTGATAAGATTATTCAGAAGATTTAGTTGCGGAACCCTTATCTTCGTTTACAACATCTGATTGTACTTTCTGTACACTCACTTCACGTTGAACTTCTGTAACTGATTGAGGGGGGGCACCCCGCATATACATTTCTTCGGGTCCACTCGTGACACTATCTAGAAAACGCTTAATTCTTGAAATATCATCCTTAGATTTTTTAAGATCTGTATAAATATAATACGAAGTAGCAATGCATGCTACTATAGCCAGTGCAATAGTAGTCTCTCTATCTAAAGCAAACATGTATATATTACATAACTATTGTTTTTAAGTAGATATTATTGCCCCCATTTTAGTAGTTTCACGGTTAGGACATTCCTGTCCATATTTCCCAAATTGAATTTCTTGATAGTGTCCATCCTTACACAACGCATTTTCTTGGGGGATATATTTATTGAGTGTTCCGGATTTAGGATCATAGGTGATCATAAAAACGAAAAATATGAGAAATAGAAACAACCACATTTATTATTATATACGATTTAATTACTGTACATCAAACCACCCATGCCCGATTCTATGCGCAATATATTAAGGTTCACTGCATAAATATCATCTTCATGAACCTGTGTTTCGCTGACGAGTCGCGCACTATCTAACCGACTAAAATTCAAGCTTCCTGTAGGTTGTAACTTACCAGTTTCTAAACAAAATGGATATATGAAGCGTTTTTTATTAGCACCAGTCGAACTGGGTACGGAGGCAGTTGTGTGATAGTATTCCGCGACCGACGTATAATGAGGATCCATATACTTGAAATCTGTGACATCAGTTCCGTTAATCTGAAGTTTGACCTTGTTACCGTTTGCAGCGATAGTTAAATCGGATCCGTCAGCTGCACATAGATATTTCACAGGGTGATTAAACGTAAGATCTTGTATGGTATTAAGAGATGGCGTGGACTTTTGAACTTGTGTTATTAACATATTTTGAGGAGTTTGAGAAAGTACACTACGTTCATCAGAATCAAGGTAGACGAAGTGTGCATAGCATTCCCAACTATGATCAAAAGGTTGCCCACTGTTAATTGTATTAGGGCCCCATGTAATACGTAACTCTACATCGTGAAATTGTAAAGCGACTAAAGGTAAAGCCGTCTGCCAGTTCTCACAAAACGAAAATCGACAAGGGTAAAAACGAGAGCGACTAGTGTCAGCATCGCTGTCTACACCATGACCAGCAACAGATTTAGTAAAATTCGAAGCCATTAATGTAGGAGCCACATATTGAGAAAAATTAGAATCCTGTGTGTCGATTACCTGACCACCGCACAGGAGTTCAATCTTAGAAATCTGATCAATCCAGTCACTCGCGGTAAACGACTTATCGCCGTGACGAGGCGCTAAATAAACAAAACTGAGTAGGTCACCTTTACGCTCGAAGCGAATTGTAGACATACCATTAGGAGCGGGGTTACCCTGAATAACCTGTTTTTCAACAGTTTGCGAAAAATTCGTATGACGTTTGTACGTAGATCTAAAAAAGCTCACTTGAGGATTGCCGACTATGTGCGCATCTTGTGCACCGATGGCAACCAATTGAGCGATTCCACCTGACATCTTTATATATATTACAGTTTTATTTTTTTAAGCTCAGAAAAGAGGGGTCTGAGGGTGAAGAGATTCCGTAAGAAGTAGAGATAAAACCCCGATCATCGCCAGTCTTCCATTTAGCAGTTCAACTTCAGGTTTCCAAAATCCACTAACATACCCTTCGTCTTTAGGATTAGATGCAGTTCCCAAAAAAGCTAGAGCTGTGACAGCGACTGAAAGACCAATATTCTCCTGGAACTGTGTGCTGATAGAATGACCTGTCATAATTTCATCGATTACAGCTGAAGTAAATCCAATCATAGCTGCACGACCATTTACACGCTCAGCCACACTCAGGTAACCATTCGGGCGGTCGATCATTTTGAGGGGTAATTTTTTAGAAGCTCTCTTCAACTTTCGCGTATCCTGCTTAACATTGGACATACGGATAGTATTGACAGTTGAGGTAATACCGATGAGACGGGACATTGTATTATATGTACAGCTCTTACCTTTAATTTCATATAATCGTAAAAGTCGTCAACATCATGCATATCCAAGATCCATATTGCCTTTACGTGTAAAAAATGATGTAATTACAATGGAACATTTTTTACATGTATGTTTGCTTGTAAAGCATTACTCTCCCAACCGGGTTCGAACCGATGACCTACAGGTTAACAGCCTGCCGCTCTACCAACTGAGCTATGGGAGAAATGTCCTTTCTACCTGATTCGAACAGGTGACAAATGGAACTACAGTCCACTGCTCTACCAACTGAGCTAAGAAAGGTTTATTCTGCTAAGCTCCCACCAAGATTTGAACTTGGGGTAATGGATTCAAAGTCCACTGTGTTTACCAACTACACTATAGGAGCTTATGTGTTATATACCATTCATTTCTTTAAGTTCTATTTTTCATACGTTTCATTTGGATGATACTTAAATCTAGATCAGTTACACGTTTTTCAAGCTTCGTGATCTTTGCACGTAGTGAAACGTTTTCGGATATGAGTTGTTTGATTTCGAGATTTTCGTTCATAATTGAACATTCACCCTTTAATACCTTCGGTTTTGTTGGCCAAATTACGTCCTTAGGATCTAGTGTTATCGAAGGTAAATCTCGTAGAGATTGACGGTATTTTGTCCATTCCTTATAATTATTATCCGTTAAATGACAATCTTCGAGAAATAGCCAATCAGAATCATTTAACAAATTATCACGTCTTATTCTAATTATTCTCATTAATTCGTCGTTTAAAGTCTGCTTAAATGTATGTTCGTATGATTCTTTGGACGGTCTATTGTAATTTTCGGGAAATTCGATATCTTCATATTCGACGCCATTAATAGGGAAATTTTGATTACACAGTTTATATATAGTTAATGAAGCTACATATGACTCTGTAGTCATTTAATTTAGGTATATATTATATTCTGGATATCAAATGTCCACTAAAAAATGCAGAATTCGAATTCGTATAACAGTCTATATTTGTTACATATACCTTTATCACGTCACCTTTATTTAACCTATATATCGACGATGAGCTTATACTCTCCTGATCAGGTAAGTCCTTTTTCTGGACATACCCAAAACCATTTATTTTACCGTTTACATTCCCATTTACCGAAAAAAATAGCTCTGATATACCCACCCTTGTATGAGGATAATTTAACACCGAAACATTTAAGTGGTAAATACCGTCAACTGGAGCAGTGTAATATCCACCAGATGTTGATACATTGTTTGTAAAATTTGTTGAGCCAGGGGATATTGAATTCCATGGAACGAAACCAGAATAATCGTTAAAAATACCAGAACCACTCGATGTTCCATTATAAGCATAAAACCATGCAGAGTCATATTTAATGAAGTTTGAAGTAGTCACATTTCCATTTACGACGACGTCGTTATCCATAAGTAATTGTTTAGTAATCGAAACATTCCCATCCACCGTTAAATCTGAGGATACATGTGCATTTCCACCAACTGATAATTCGCTATATGTAATCACATTCCCTGATACTATATTGTTGGTTATCATCATATCCGATGAAACGTTGGCATTTCCTGTAATTGATATATCCGATGCAATTTCTACATTCCCAGATACAATTGTATTAGATGACACGTGAACATCCCCAAACACGTGTAAATCATCTTGTATGTGGTTATCACCATCTACAATTAGATTTTTTCCTACGTGAACATTACCTGTTGCTACAAATGCTGTTGCCTCGTTTAGAAATTGTAATGTATTATGTGTAATGTTACCAGTTTCTGTGACCGCTTCTAATCCGTGAGTGCTATCTATATTAATCCCTCCTATATTCATTGCTCGTGCATAAACATTGCCTGAAACCACACGAAGGTGGGAATCTTTCACGTTCAAGAATGTACTTAATGTTGCGAGAGACATCTAATATAACATAAGAAATGAATTACTCTGGATATTGTAACCCTATACCCCCGGTTTGATATTTAAACCTGAAATAATCTTGTAGAAATTTAACCTGTGTTTGACTTATTACACCCCTATTCCGTTTAAAAACTATCATTTCCCCATAAAAAAAATTACCATGATTATGTTTATTATTCAAATAATTATTACCCCATACTATAGCGTCTGATGTATTTGTACCAGGGTTACTAGTAACATTAGCTAAGTTCATCGTCAACGCACCACGGGTTAGTGTAGCTATACTGATATGGTTATTGATACCCTTTATCCGAGTAGAATCTTCACGGTTAAAACTACTATTCGCTTTCGTCATGACACAATGAACAGCACGTTCCGTGGTGGTTGGGCCATTAACTCCTAGAACTCCTCCGGCTGTCTTAGAGTTGTTGTCACTATATCCATAACCATCTCCGTTGTAAAATAGCAGTTCACCTCCAGTCAGATCACTACTATAATTGTCCCATGTAACATAATTCCGGTTCATGATTGTTATTGAGTCATGATAATAACTATTAGATGTGTGAATCGGTGACGTACAAGCAACGTGAAAAATAGATGACATGTCACCTATTTCTTCGTGTGTGTTGCCATTAAAATCATTTTTGTCTCGACTAACCATACGACTAGATGAACTACCCCCCGTCCAAAATCTCCGACCATTTATATATCTGGTCACACAATCTGTAGCAGTTAAGTAATTATCCACCCAGTTCCCACTTTTATTATGAACGTGTTTGATTTCGTCACCTTCATTAAGTCCACCCTCGAGATAATACGAGTCGTCCATATCCCACCAATAATGGGGATTCCAGCTACGTATAATATTTTCCATGTATTCTAAATTACAAATCATCCCCGTGTAATATAAATCGCCTCGAACGTCTAATTTGTGTGATAACGTCATTGTACCATTGTCGATCGTAGATTGCTCCTTTTCACGATTAGCATATATGTTCCATGTCTCTATACCTGCACATGAAGAACCCCCATTTAATTTTTCTATAACGATACGAATATATTTGAAGCATTCTGTTTGTGTCCGATAAGATCTATATGTAACAAAGTCATTACCGTCACTCCTAGTTTTACCCGAAAAATCGTCTAAAATTGACCATATCCCGTGTACGTCATTACTACCTACGATGCACCCCGTATGTGGTTGAATCCCTATATGGTCACGTGGAGCTCGTATAGTAGAATAACTATAACTGACTTTATATGGGAATTCTAATTGAATCCATTGCCCGAACCTGTTCACACCTTCTACGTTCGTGGTTGTTAGAGCATTTATACTCCCTCCCAACCAATTACCATTTAAAATATCATAATCACCCGAGCCACCTTGTAACCAGTACACGTGATCTGACATAGCTGTATTTATCGCGTTATTGAATGCGTTATATGAAACTGTGTATATATTTGACGAACTTGCACTCGTTTTAAAATGGCCATGACCCGGTACCATTTCATCATAACTCGACAATGACACCGGTGGGAATTTTTCTATAATAGTCGGGTTATCTAATATACTGAGACGACTCTGTGGATCATTAAGCCCGATCCCTATATTTCCTCGGTGAACCGTAATATGAGATTTTACGCGATCAAAATAATCTTTATACGCGTCCCATATTTCCATGACACGGTATTGTTCAATAAATCTGTCATAAATTCTAAAATTTGCAATTTTATCGATATTTCCACCGCCGATATATACTTGAATACTATTTGTATTACCAGGTAAAATTATATTGGTTTCTGTGTTTGAAAATTGATTCCCATCTAAATAAATTATTTTAGATCCACCAGAACCCTGGGATGTGTATGTAAGATTATGCCAAGTGTTCGATTCTATATCTACGGTATCAGTGTTTATTTTAATATCCGATCCAATTCCTATGATGCAAGTATTCGACACATTCGCTTCTAGATTTGAAGATTTAAACCATAACGAGACCGAATGAGCTTTACCATCTGCGATAAACGTGTTAGATTCAACCGATATATTAGAGTTATTAGTTCCATTTAAAATCCAATATTTACCGTGAGAATCGTATGTAACATGATTACCATTTGGATCTGGACCCATCTCAATTTGATTTACACCAGTTTCCAATAAACCATCTACAAGAACTCGAACACCCGTATTATCTGGACCCGTGAACTTAGACGTTATTACAGTATCAATTGAATGGTCGTCTTTGAAGAGATCCAATATCACCTCAGAACCGTTTTGAAATCCATTCGCTTGAATCCGTCCTGTTATCGTATCGATCATAGTATTTGATGTACCAACAAATGTAATTTTATCGGCGTTCCGTATCTGAAAATTATCAGTTGTCGATTCGAACACCATTACTAGTATGTATAAAGTTTATTTTTCTTATAAAAACGGGTCAAGAATTTTTATAAGAAAATAGTGTTATATACTTTTTCGACTCGATCTCAACGCTATCCATCCCAGTCACATAATTTTTCAAGTGCCGTGATTCTTGCTTCGAGATTGTCATTTCTCTTTTTTTCATCTTCTATTTTCAACTCTAAATTTTTTATTATATCCTCAGATATGGTCGTCGTTTCGTAATCAACATCATCATCTCTAAATATATCGGAAATCTCCATCACAGGGTTTTTTGTTTTTGCATATGCAATCCAATTTTCAATTTTCATTTCACTGACGTTGTTTTTTTTACTAAAAGACAATACATCCGTTTCACTTACACCAGGTAAATCTAAAATAGCTGACGGTATCACATGTTTTTTTCGACGTCTGAACTTAACCTGGTTATCTGAAAACGATAACTTCGATTCGTCTCCTAACCAAAGTGAACTATTACTTAAAAAGAGGTGGCGAAATTTATACTCGGCAGACCCTAAATCGTATTGAGCATTTACCACGGGAAGAATATGCCCATTCAAATTAACTGTGTGTATATTCGAAGTACCGTCAATTGTCATTCCAGATGAAATGTATGCATTTCCATTTACATGTAAATTGGATGATATATCACCATTCGCGACACCGATACCAAAACTCGCAGTATCAGTTCTGATCACAGTATTAGAACTTAACCCATTAAAAGTAACTCGATTAACATTTTTGAAATCGAGTTTACCTTGATGAGTTTCCAACGGCATCTCTAATACTGGTGCAGGTTATTTTTATCAATAATTACCTATGTACTGACCACTGAATGTAACCGTATCTATATCACAATCTACACCATCTCCACGGGGGAAGATAGCATCACCTAGATTTAATTTAACTATAGTGGAACTTGTAGATGCATGTATCCCACTTCCGGGTGTTACGAACAATTCAAAGTGGTCATAAACCTCATAACTTCCATCACTAGCTCTCCTGATATACCACTTAATTTCCTGTGTAGTAGAAACATAGTCAGCCAGTCTGATTCTGCACGATACATGATATACACCCTGGGCAGTTGCAAAATACATACCTCTACTGAAACCCGTGGATGTAATGAAACCTGAATAGGGGTTACTTTCATCAAGGTTATGATCGAAGGTTTTTACCACGGTTGTGTTTAGATCGTATAAGACGGGATTACCATCTTTCATCTGCCCACCAGAACCTGTAACATGGAAAGCGTGAGCCGAAAGTCCACTACCATCACCCACAAACTTTGTAGCTGTTACAGTATCTTGTGTGACAAGATTACCTAGAATACTTACCGTGATCGGGTTACCCGAATCAACCGTTATTTCAGCTGCGTCTAACGGATCTTGAGTATAGCCAATAGTAAATTCACCCGCATTAGTGGTAGAGCCATCACCATGATGAACAAGAGCCACGTTTGCAACTGGGCGCTGCATTACGAAACCTATATCAGTGGTATTCAACACATTATTGTTAGCTATACCTACAATAGGATCAGTAATAACCTTGGTCTCAGAATCAACGACAAATCGATCACCGCGGAAGAAAATGTTACCCGTGACATCTAAATTCGATGCGATGATTGTTGTTTCTCCCGAAGATGTTATATGCGATACACGATTCGCATTAGAGTCAACATCTGTACGAAGATCGGAAAGATCAGTCTCTAATACAGTAACTCTGGCTGCATTGTCGGCGAGATTAGCGGCCGTGTCACCACCAGCCGCCGTGGTTGTAAGTTCAAGGGCGTCGACATCGAGTATCAACTGGTCAATTCTAGAGGAATTATCCGAAAGATCCGTTTCAAATGCGAAATCAGGGAGTGTAAGTAGCGTGCCATTACCTAATAGATATTCAGCCTGAAGATTTCCATGGACGTGAACCGTTTCTGAAATTAATTCGAGTGGAACGCTCGAGATACCCCCCGTTAAACCGACTGCGTCAAACATGGCAACGTAGGCAGTTAAATGTCGACGCTGACTGGTGAACGACTTCGTGGAGTACGGTCCACCACCACCGTTATCGTTATTCGCACTTATAATAAGTTTAGAACCATCCGAACTTAAAGCACACGCCTTCCCGAATCTATAATACATATTCCAGGTCGGATCATTACCATTTGTTGCGATTTGTTGTGGTAAATAGGGGTCCGTCCAGCGTTGAAGATCAATCACATCACCCGAGATTATCCAATCATTAATACCAGTATCGTATTTGAACACCGCGACTTTACCTCCGCCGTAATTTCGGCGGGTGGCGACCATGCCCGTGGTGTTCATTTCTCTTCTATCAGTTGGACTACCAACTACGAGATATTCTCCATTTCCAGACATATCAAAACTTAGAACAGGTCTCAGGGTGCTAAAATATTCCCATTGATTCGAAAGACCATCACTCTTACCACTTGTAAAGTCATATCCATGATTGCTACTATAAAAGTAAATTTCGGTTCCCGCACTAACCCAATCACTGCCACTCCAATCAAATATACGTATACCACCTCTCGCTGAGCCGGGACCACGACCAGGGGAAACAGCAGCTATACGGGTACCATCGTCGGATATTCTAACAACAGAACCAAACCTGTCATTATTGTCTACACCCCCAATCTGACTTCCCTTCTTAACCCAGTCACCTCCAGAATACTCATAAACTATAATACGCCCCTTGCAGTCACGACCCGAGGGCGGCGATGTGTGTGGATTACCAATGATACCGAATACAAATTCATCAGAACCAGGTCCTTTATTTACATAATTATCATCAGCTCCTACTATTATAGTAGAACCATCAGCCGACATATCAACAGATTTACCGAACCAGCCATTACTGTGTATAGAACCACCATCACCCCACCGACTACCAGTTAAATCATCCACTCTCGGTCCCTGTACCTCAGTTCCTACTTGAACCCAGTTACTTCCATTCCAATCATATACAATGAAACTACCTCTGGCGTAAACACCACTTACGTAGCCTGGCTGAGTGATAACAATCCTATTACCATCGTCGGATAATGCGATAGCGCAACCCCACCATCCATTTGAACCCAGTGGAGCATACAGCTCTCCGGTTATTGTGCTTGATCCACCCTGTACAATCGGAGTTTGTGTAACACCGGCGAGACGAGTCCATATACCACCTATCAACCTATACACGACAACATAACCATCATAATTAGTACCTTCATCATTATCAAATGATGGTACACCGATCGCTATCGTACTACCGTCGCCAGATATTTTAAGGTTATCACCAAGTCCTTCAAAATTCCAACCTGCACCAAAAGCTTCACCTCTATTTTGGGGTAAAATTCTCTCACCAACTTGAGACCACGTAGTTCCATCCCAATCGTATACTTCTACAAATCCAGTGTTAGCCGCACCACCTCCACCGTGTTCTCCTTCACCAAACTGCATGGGTTGAGACACGATCATGCGTGTACCATCACTAGATAAAGACGCGGTACTACCAAATCTACCATCACCCAGTAGTCCATCCCAAGGGTTGCCCTGGGTCGAGGAAAGTGGTTGATCGGTAGCACCAGTTAAAATACCACCGAAAATACGCCAATCATTATCGGATTGGTACGTAAGCTTATTAGTATCGTTATTAATTGCAGTCACGTCATCTGCATCGTATTTTGCAGCGTGGTCGAGTACTGTCTCTACTAAAGTGTTTGCCTCAAGAACAATGTTACTAGATGCAACGAGAGATGTCTCCGTATTTGTAAGAAGAATCGTATTCGACGTTTCGTTACTCACGTTGACTACATCTGCAAGGGTTACACCAGCTACGTCAGAAGGGAAGGCTACACCCGTTAGTTGCGAACCGTCGCCGGAAAAGGATCCAGCTTCGATATCACCGGTGACACTGACTCGTCCAGTAACAACGAGATGAGCATCACTTACAATGGATAATTCGCCTCCCATCCCAGGATGATTACTGCAATAATAATAAACAGTAGCAGCCGCAGTATCAGGTACTGTAATCATTACATACGCACCGAAGGAACCGGGTGTACCATTCGTAGAGACGCCCGTAGTGAATGAATTACCAACACCATCTGTCGCAACAGTAGCAAATAATAAAGTATGACCCGATAATGTTGCAGACGACATATCGAATATGTATGTCTGACCCTTAGACAATGTCAATGTGGGTTTCTCAAAAGTGTCGATATATAAACTACCACTTCCAGCAATAACATTAAATACTTTATTTGTACCTATAGTCGAAGCATTGCTCACGATAGACGTTTTGGAACCAATTTCACTTCCAACGACAATATCACCGGTAGTTACGAGAGATGTACCCGCATTGGTTAATTGCACCGTATTCGAAGATGTATTATTTACATTGATCACGTCATCAAGTGTTAACGTGGAAAGCCGAGAAGCATTATCAGCGAGGTCAGTTTCCAATACGGTAACTCTGGCTGCATTATCAGCGAGATTTGTGACTGTGTCACCACCTGCTGCTGTTGTCTGAACTTCAAGAGCATCAACATCAATAATTAATTGATCGAGTCTAGACGAGTTGTCGCTTAGGTCACTCTCTAAAGCTACACCTGTGAGTTGAGTACCATCTCCTAAGAATGTAGTAGCTGACGCTGTATTTTGTGTAATTAAATCACCGAGTACATTTACAGTGATTATATTTGAAGTATCAGTCGCTATTTCAGAATCTTCGATAGAGCTCTGCGTGTATCCGATAGTAAATTGATCTGGATTCGTAGCGTCTGCGCTCCCATGATGAACCAGTGCGACGTTCGCTTCTGGACGTTGCATCACAAGACCTATATCTGTGGTGGTCAATGTATTGTTATTGGCTATACCTAGTACAGGGTCAGAGATAACCTTTGTTTCAGAATCGACGACAAAACGTTCACCCCTAAAGAAAATATTACCAGTGACATCCAAATTAGACGCAATTACAGTTGTATCACCTGCTGCAGTAATATAAGACACACGATTGGCATTCGAATCTACATCTACACGAAGGTCGTCAATCAAGTTCGCTTGTATCGTATTGGCCTCTGTGGTTTGAGATGTTAGGTCTCCAATCCTGGAAGAGTTATCAGCAAGATCTGTCTCCAAAACACCAACTCTCGAAGCGTTATCAGTGAGATCTGTCTCTAATACAGTAACTCTGGCTGCATTATCAGCGAGATTTGCGGCTGTATCACCACCAGCTGCTGTGGTTGCAACTTCGAGATTATCAACGTCCTGTCTTAAATCATCTATTAAACTGGATTGTACTACATTCGCCTGCTCCAAGAGTGTGACTCTCGATGCGTTACTCGTAAGATCGTTATTAGTAAGGACGATTCTAGAAGAATTGTCTATCAGGTTAAGTCGCAATGCGTCAATCCTAGATGAATTATCTACGAGACGACTCTCGATAGCGGCGGCATTACTATCCGTAATCACAATAGACGTTTCTAATTGAGTGATTCTGGAAGCATTATCACTGAGTTCGGTAGATTTAGCAACACCTGTGAGTTGAGTGCCATCGCCCGAAAACGAAGTAGCTTCAAGATCTCCGTGAACTGTGAGAGTGGTAGATACCAATTCGATTGGAACTTTGGTGACAACACTCGCCGACCCACCAGAATCAAAAACAGCCGTGAATGACTGATTTGTTTGACCGGGCGAACCATCATTCAAATTCTTAGCAGATGTTATCAGTTTACCACCATCATCACTTAGAACAACCAACTTACCAAATAATTGATCTCCGGTTAGGGGTTGTATATCAGAACTGAACTGTTCTTGGGAAACAACTTCATCAAATAATACCCAATCAGATCCATCGTGATTGTATACATATACCTTACCACTCGCATGTCTAGATCGACCAAGTGCTATAGTGGTACCATCCTTAGAAAGATCCATGCTTAAGATTCGTTCAATTCCCGACGTAGTTCTACCCCCCTGACCATAAGTTGGTGGGAGAATGTCTGTTCCTACTTGAACCCAGTTGGAACCGTCATAATCGTATATCATAGCACCACCGAATCTATTATCATTGTCAGTACCGCGATTTTCAGCGGCGATCGCTACACGAACGCCGTCATTGGACATCCTTACCACAGAACCGAAGTGTTCGTTAGCAAAGTCACCTTTTAAGAAACTACCCTTTGCAACCCATTCATTGTTGTAAAATTCGTATACGTAAGCACGCCCCTCCATCGCGTCACTTCGAGTACTATCTGTAACATCTGCCGCCGAAGCGACACTGGGTTCACCTATGATTATGCAATTACCGTCATCCGACATATCCACAGACGAACCGAAATATCCATTACCCAGTAATCCATTTATTTCCCCATTCATAACCCATGCAGAACCATTCCAGTCATAAACTCGGACCGTTCCATGGTCGTTAAATGGCTTGCTCGGATGCTTTTCTCTTGGCGCACCGATAACAACTCGATTGCCATCTTGTGAAATGGCGGTCGAAAAACCAAAATACGAGTTAGCTTCAGCACCATATAAATCTCCTTGAATAGGTCCATTAGATGCACCGGTTCCAGCTGGTTGCTCTATACCGACAAGTCGAGTCCATACCCCACCTATCAATCTATATACTAAAGCGTATCCAGTTTGAGGACCTAAACTAGATTCCCAATTCCAAGATCCTGCAATGAATGTGGTCCCATCCTTAGACATACGCACATTCCCCGGACCCATGTCCGCATATTGCTGAGCAAAATAGTCATTATCGTTTATACCGTAAACAGAATTACCAACTTGTGTCCAATTACCAGATCCATCAGAGTCGTATATATTTACGTAACCCCTGTTAGTATGATAAAGAGGGGGGTGACCACCCCCCGTTCCAGCTCCTACAGCTTTTCTCATTCCATCACCAGAAAAATCGATACCGCTACCGAAGCTATCACCACTTATCAGACCAAATTGTTGTGTTTCAAAACTCCATTCAACAGGTGCAGAACCAGATGTCCCACTCTTAAAAACAAGTTGAGAACTATCGAGTTCAACATTACCAGATGCTTTAAGAGCTGTTGTCGCGTTTGTGAGTTGGATAGTTTGTGTTGTTGCATTATCAACAATGGCTACGCTATCAAGGGATAATGCAGCTACATCAGCTGGATACGCAACGCCTGTAAGCGAGCTACCATCACCAAGAAATTTAGAAGCCGATACGTTACCGAGGGTTGCTAAACCATCGCTAATGAACGCATTACCCGAAATGTGTAAATTAGATTTTAATAAGTTATCATCCGTGAGACCTATTCCTAGGCTCGCGTTTAGTGTGTCTATGATAAGATTCGACGAAGGACCGACGAATCTTACCTTATCCGTGCTTTGAAAATCAAGAATGCCGTTTTGACTCATCCCCGATCTTAGTATATACAAAGGTTTTTTTTCTTGCAGACTGAGAAGTGATCGTTCTGAAAGAAATATTATATGTAATATCCACGTACATGTATATATACCCACCCAGTACTGTTATCATTTCCAAAATTTGAATAATATATTTTATTGTTTTCTAAAGGGATTATCACAGATGTATACCATAACCCATAATTATGCGTAAAATCGTCATTCTGACCTGGCATCATAATCGACGCAACCTGACGAGACCCTACAGAATTACCGAAATATGTCGAGGGTGCACCTGTAATATACCCGTCATGCCAATTTGTCGCACTGCTATGATCTCTTCCGAGTATATGAATTTGGTGATCTCCACTAACCGTTAAACTGTCTCTAGATAAATATACATCAGCTAAAATCGCACTGGTATGTGTAGGTATTTCTGTCAATGGGTTGAACGTGACCTTTACAGACGGTGAAACATAATTAACATATTGCCATTCTTTGTAAAATGGTGTGCTGAGTAGATACAGTGTCGAACTCGAATCATGTGTAGCACCTTCCGAGACACCAGTGGCACTGAAATTTCCTATCACTTTCAAATTAGATGAAATCGAAGTTTTATCGTCATCTGACGTAATATATGATATCTTATTCACATTTGAATCTAAATTTAGAACTAGATCACTAATTAACGTTTCCTGTATAACATTAGAAGATGCTAAAGCTATAGAGAGTGCATAATTCATATCAACATCTCTACGCAATAGGGAGAGTAAAGATGAATGATTACTGGTAGAATTTTCAATTGTCGTTATTCTGGAAGAATTGTCCACGAGATCGTTTGATCGAGCAACTCCGGTCAATGTCGTACCGTCACCAGACAAACTCACGAAAGATAATGTCTCGACATTGACCGAGCCGTGGACATCGAGTGAATATTCGGGTTTGGTGGTATTTACACCTATACACGAAGTTGTTGTATCTACAAACAGATTTGCATTTCCTATCTCTATATTAGACCGCGCAGTGAATGAGGTTGTATCATTCAGAAATCCAATCGTCGATCCTGTTGTATCAGTAGTAACTATTGATATTTGATCGAGCATAAAGCCGCTTGCATGAACGTTCCCACTCGTTACTCTAAGATGAGCGTCATTAATATTAAGATACGTGTCGTTACCATTCATTATATTGTACTAAGTTTATTTATCATTGAGTTATACACGTTATTTAGGGAGTTAAATTATACACCTTCTAATGCTAACACACGAGCTTCCAATGCAGTTATTATATTTTCTAATGTGGTAATCCTGTCAGCATTTGAATACATATATTCACTGACAATATCAATACGAGCGTTATTAGAAGTTTGGAATGTTGATAATGCTGTAATTCTAGCATCATTTGACGATAAATGATCTGATAAAGCTACACCTGTAAGCTTTGTCCCATTACCATAGAATGCACCTGCGTGAACATTTCCAGACGCATTGATTCCCGTTGTACTATTTGTAATTACGATGGGGTTTGATGTTACATTTCCTGAAGGTATACTCGTTATATTCTGAAGAGTGTAATCAAGTGACGCTGCGACTTCGACACCGTTTAATATAAGTGTTCCCTGTACATCTACATTTGAAGATGCTATTATTCCAGTGTGAGTGTTAGAAAATCTCACAGTCTCGGTATATTTGGGAGCACCTGGACTAAATTCAACTGCACCTACGTGAACAGTGTCCGCGTGAACATTACCAGCTACACGCAAATGAGCATTTTTTATATCAAGAAATGAATTATCATGTGTGACATAATACGACATGTCTATTATGTGACGAGGTTATTTTCCGTAGAATTATGTTTCGGGGTCAAATTCTCAGCGACTTCTCTATACCTGTTATAGGAATCAAAAGAAATAAATGATGTATCATTCAAAATATCTTTTACGTTTTCATACCCTATATATTCTTTTTTCATGTCTTCGGTTAAATCATGCTCGTTTCTATCCTGATAAACGGTCGGAGGTCCAAAAACAACATTAAAACCTTTCTTTTGTAAGATATAAGATGCAAAAATATCATCCATTCTACCAACATTATCAAACATGAAATAATGTTTCAGAGCGTCTCTCGTTAGAATAGTGTTTTGACTGTTGAAAGGAGTCATGGAATCAGTAGTATACCAAGCTCTAGAAGCGTGTCTGATTGTTCCAAGTCGGGTATTGTCGAAATTGCATATAGGTTTATGAATCATCCTACACACGGCATCTATATCTGGATCACCGTTCCACAAATTCGCCTGTACGTCGAAATGTTCGAAAAATTTCTTTGATTTAGTAACATTGTTTTTTTTATGGACGTGTTGCAATGGGAAACCTCTATGCCATAAATGACTGTAATTAGTAACACTGAGAGGGTCAAAAAATCCAAAATCAGTCGAATAGAGATCAATTTCCTTACATTCAGGCTTACTATCATTAAAAAGTACTCCCCAATTGCTAAGAGGTATGTTATCATCGTCGACAGTTGCTATATGTTTATACCCATGTTTGAGTGCATATACAAATCCCATATTCCTCCTTTGTATACAGCCCCACCCGATCATATCTGATAGATTTTTGTCTAATTTTTCCTGATCTTTTGGATGAAGGTAGTTATATTGTTTATATTCCTTGTGTGGAGTTTTTTTATCACCAACAACCAGAAAATCCCAACCATTCATTTTAGCATATTCTTTAGTAGCTTGCGTTGGTTTATTAATTGTAGTTGTAATTATAAGTTTGTCATTCATTTAAAGATAATAACGCTGATTCTTTAAATGACTATTTCGGCTATTATATGTGGTAGAAATGATAATTATGGTGGACATCTTAATGAACGAGCTACATATGCTTTGAATTCATTACTTGAAACTTTCGATGAGGTTGTATATGTAGACTGGAATACGGATGAAGGTAAAAAAATATTGACCGACGAAATAGAAATTAAGGATAGGACTAAACTTAAAGTTATTACTATAAATCCAGAGCGAGTAAAGGAGTTAACAAATGGCGAAAAAATACAACCCATGTGTGAAGTTTTATCAAGAAATATCGGTATACAAAGAGCTACTGGTGATATAATAGTAAGTACGAATATAGACATAATAGCACCTCCGAGAAATCAATTAGATTTAGTAACTTCAAACTTGAAAAAAATGGAAATGATAACAGTATCTAGGAAGGGTATAGAGTTAGTAGATATGGATAAACATTTTAAAAATAATGAATTTACAAATGAGAGAGTCTCACTTATATTCGGTGTAGATTCTATACAAAATAAATTAATGAGTCCGTATTTAGAAATGACAAAGGATTTAATTGAAAAATTCCCATTAGAAGCACATCACACCCTCGCGAGTATTATCTGTGGTTGTGGAGATTTCCAAATAGCATGTAAGGAGACGTGGCACAAGATTAGAGGTTTTGAAGAAAGTATGAAAAAAAGACAATATTCAGATACGACTGTTCAGTACAAGCTAATCATGGAAAATGGAACGGTCAGGGCTTCCAATTTTCCACCGATATACCACTTAGAACATGAACGTGATAATAATGCGAATATATTAAATTCAATTGAGATGTCAAAAAGTACGACAAATACAGATACATGGGGATTTTTACATGAGAATATCATATAGGTTATCCGAAGGTGGAGAAAATACAGTACCATCAGTATCATCATCTGGTTTCCATCTACTTAACTGTTTTTCCATCGATTTAACATGCCATAGAGAAAATTTAGGTTCGGCTGGGAATACAACTTGTTTGTTACTCCCGTTTAGTTTCGTGTGAAGTTCTTTAGTACCCTTAATATAATCACAGTTTTTATAGATACGAAATTGATAATCGGGCCAATTTATTAACCCTATATTATTCACTTTAATTTTATAACGATCTATAAACTCTTGTGTGATACCCGGATGAATATTCATTCTTGGAACACCTATAATTTCTGCTCCAGTATCATCAATTACACGTTTTATATTCTTTATAAGTGTTTCTTGTGGCATCTCATCTGCGTCAATTCCAAATATATAATCACCAGTCGCCATATCTGTATGAAATTGTGCATTTTCGTGAAAATTATCAAAAGGTCGTTTAAATAGACTAATATCTTTATCAAAATACTCTAAAACCATGTTAACCTTATCAGTGCAATTTTCAGTGTCTAATACGACGTGTATATTATCTTCGTCATCCTTGACTTTCAATAAGAAATTTAACAAAGAATACAGCT